AATTCATCCTTAAAACTCCTATATAAGTAGTTGTGTAGCCTTAGGACCGCATTCTAATGGCTGCCGGCGGGACCTGCCCTGAACATTAAAGATATCGCTACCCTTAGTGTTTTGAAGTGCCATAATCTAATTTACGAGTAGGCAAACTATTCTATTGACAATCTGCAACAACTGTAATACAATAAACAAATAAACATAAGGATCATACTATGAATTTTGACAGCAATTCTAAAACTAAACTAACACAGATTATCAATGAAGGCATGCAAGTTATGAGTGAAGTTGAAGCACTCAATGCAGGACTGTCAGACACCATCAAAGCCATTGGCGAAGAACTGCAAATCAAGCCCAGTGTCTTGAAAAAAGCAATTCGCATTGCACACAAAGCCAGCTATGCTGCTGAAAAAGAAGATCAAGAACTTCTTGAAGAAATTCTAACAACAGCAGGCCGCACACTTTAACTTAACTTATATTATAATGGAATCATCATGAGTTATGTTGACGCTCTGTTCGACAGAGAAAAAGATCGCATTCATGTAGTGGAGCGGGTAGAAGGCCAGCGGATATACAAAGAGTATCCGGCTAACTATGTGTTCTATTATGAGGATCCACGAGGTAAACACAAAAGCATTTACGGCAGTCCTGTGAGTAGAGTAGGTACCCGTAACAACAAAGAGTTCCGCAAGGAACTACGCATGCATTCGGGTAAAAACATCTTTGAAAGTGATATCAATCCAGTGTTTCGCTGTTTTGAAGAGAACTACAAAGATCAAGCTGCGCCTACACTGCAAGCTGCATTTTTCGATATTGAAGTTGACTTTGATCCAGAGCGTGGTTATAGTCCGACAAATGATCCGTTTAATGCAATTACTGCTATCTCTGTATACTTACAATGGATGGAACAACTAGTTACGCTGGTTATTCCACCAAAAGGCATGAGTTGGGAAACTGCACAGGAAATATGCAACGAGTTTGAAAACACTATGTTGTTTGAACAAGAAGAAGAAATGCTGAAAGTGTTTCTTGATCTCATTGAAGATGCAGATGTGCTTAGTGGATGGAACAGCGAAGGTTATGATATTCCGTACACTGTTAATCGAGTAAATCGTATACTCAGCAAGGATGACACAAGGCGTTTTTGTTTGTGGGGGCAACTTCCTAAGAAACGCATGTTTGAACGGTTTGGTGCAGAGAATGTTACGTTTGATCTTATCGGCAGAGTGCACATGGACTATATGCAATTGTATCGAAAGTACACATACGAAGAGCGGCACAGCTACAGTTTGGATGCAATTGGTGAACACGAGCTAGGAGAACGTAAAACTGCATACGAAGGCACACTGGATCACTTGTACAACCAGAACTTTAAAACTTTTATCGAATACAACAGGCAAGATACATTGCTGTTGGACAAGTTGGATAAAAAACTACGCTTTCTTGCACTTGCAAATGAACTAGCACACGCAAACACAGTGCTGCTACAAACCACAATGGGTGCGGTTGCTGTTACTGAGCAAGCAATTATCAACGAAGCACACGAGCAAGGCTTGGTTGTTCCCAATCGTCGTGAGCGAGACTCAAGTGAAGATACTGCGGCAGCAGGTGCATACGTTGCTTATCCTAAAAAGGGTATCCACGAATGGATTGGTGCTATCGACATTAACAGTTTGTATCCTAGTGCTATTCGTGCACTGAATATGGGCAATGAAACAATCATTGGGCAGCTACGTCCAAATATGACTGAACGCTATATCCAGAACAAAATTGACAAAAAAAGTAGTTTTGCCATGGCCTGGGAAGGACTGTTTGGCTCGTTAGAATACACTTCGGTTATGAACAAAGAGATCGGCAGTGAAATTACAATCGATTGGGAAAATGGCGAAGAAAGTGTGCACAGCGCAGCCGAGGTTTGGAAGATTATATTTGACAGTAATCAACCTTGGATATTAAGTGCAAACGGTACTATCTTTTCATATGAAAAAGAAGGCGTTGTGCCCGGGTTGCTAGCACGTTGGTATAGAGAACGCCAAGAGATTCAAGCAAAACTTCGTGCATCAACTGATCCTGAGGAGCGTGAGTTTTTAGATAAACGTCAGCTGGTGAAGAAGATTAATCTAAATAGTCTGTATGGTGCTATTCTCAATCCTGGATGTCGATTCTTTGACAAACGTATTGGGCAAAGCACTACACTAACTGGTAGGGCTATTGCACATCACATGGACAGTTTTGTAAACGAATGTATCACAGGCAAATACGATCACACTGGACAAAGTGTTATCTATGGTGACACTGACAGTGTATACTTTAGCGCCTGGCCAGTGATCAAGAAAGACGTCGAAGACGGCAGAATGGAATGGAACAAAGAAACTTGTATCCAGCTCTATGATGCCATTAGTGATCAGCTAAATGAAAGCTGGCCAGGATTTATGGAACAAGCATTTCATGTGCCACGAGAAAATGGTGCAATTATCAAAGGCGGTCGTGAGAGTGTTGCTGATCGTGGGCTATTCATTACAAAGAAACGTTATGCAATCAACATCTATGATGATGAGGGCAAACGTCTTGATGTAGAAGGCAAACAAGGCAAAATCAAAGCAATGGGATTAGATTTGAAACGCAGCGACACGCCAGTTGTAATTCAAAAGTTCTTGCTAACATTGTTAACCAGCGTACTCGGAGGCTCCGAGCGCACTGAGATTGTCGAGATGATCAAGAGCTTTAAGTATGACTTTAAAGAACGTCCTGCATGGGAAAAGGGTGCGCCTAAACGTGTTAACAACTTAACCAAGTATGCAGCAGAAGAAAAGCGGTTAGGTCGTGCAAACATGCCGGGACATGTTAGAGCAGCAATGAACTGGAACCAGATGAAAAAAATGAATGGCGACAACTATTCACAAAGTATCATCGACGGCATGAAAACTATTGTTTGTAAGCTAAAGGCAAATCCGCTTAATTGGACTAGCATTGGCTATCCGACAGACGAACTGCACATCCCATCCTGGTTCAAAGAGCTGCCGTTTGACGATGCTGAAATGGAAGCGGCTGTTGTTGATAAGAAAATTGATAATTTGCTTAGTGTGCTAGATTGGAATCTAAAGCAAGACACTGACACTAGCAACACATTTAACAGTTTATTTGAGTTTGAATAATGGATTTAGTCAACCTTGTTAACTATAAACATCTATTAGACGAGTTGGATTTAACGGAATCAAGGCAAGCAATTGAAAAATTATTGCAGAAGTTTAACAACGATCTAAATACATACGATATTGATGTTAATAATCTTAAGAGCAATATACTGGACCGACATAAAAACATAATTAGAGAATTAGACGCAGTATACCAAGATATTTCTGAGTTTAGGGTGTGTCTAGGCCAAGAGCTCAGTGAAATAGAAGGTCCGTGCTTGAATGAGGAAAGTGAAGAGATTTACCAGGAAGGGTTAAGGGACGAAGCTGACTATAAACTTGATCGAGATAGATTTAAAAATCTACTAGGTGATCTTGAAATTCGAGATTTTCTTGTAGGACGAATTACAAAGCATGTTAACTGGAAATATTCTGCATTACAACTCGGCCCTAGACTAGGTGATGTAACTGATCATCTAGTAAGTTGTGATCCGTTGTACCTAGTTGACGACTGTCAAAGTATGTTTAGGGAAGTTAAAAAATTATGGACTGCTGACTATCAACGCCGAGTACGATACTACACTGTCGACGAAACAAAAGATAGTGTGTTACATGACTTACCAGCTGGGCAAATTGGGTTAGTTGTTGCAATTGATTACTTTAATTTTCGCCCTCTTAGGCTCATTGAACAGTATCTATCCGATATTTTTTCTGTTTTACAGCCTGGAGGTACAGCTATTTTTACCTATAATAATTGTGATTATCCGATTGGTGTTGACAATTTTAGAAATTCGTATTACACTTATACTCCGGGCCACTTGGTAAAAGCAGCGTGTACCCGATATGGATTTGATGTAGTAGCAAGCTTTGATATGAAGAAGAACGTAAGTTGGTTAGAAATACAAAAACCAGGAATTAGAACTAGCATCAAAGGCGGACAAAGCCTAGGCAAAATTAAACACTTAGTACAACACACTGGAGAAAACAAATGAGAGATTATCTACTAGACTTGGTTGAACA